CAATGTAGCCACCGTTGATGCGTCGGGTCAGCTCCTTGATGTCGCCCGCGTCTGCCCACTTGTTCAGGTTGTTCGTCTCCCAGAACCAGCAGGCCGACTGCGCTGCGCCCTCGAACGTGCCCAAGTACTCCGGCACGTCGTCGATGTTCATCTCCAGGCTGTCAGCGAATGCCTGATAATTTGACCGACCAGTGAGCTGGATAAGGCCGCGGCCGCGAAAACGATAGCCGTCCCCGCTAGACTCATCGCCGTTGCCCATGCGGTTAGCATAGATAAGATTTGCAATGGCCTCTTGTTTGTTAGGCCGCGCGCAATACTGATTAGCTGTGACATCGTCAGGAAAATATTTGGAAAACAGACGCCGCAGCGCCTGGGGTTTGTAGTTAAGGTTTTCGACGATGCTGGAAAAGCCGCCCGACTCATGCGCACATTGAGCTAAGAACGCCGCCATGCGCTTCGGGGTGTTGATGTCGTAATCGGGAAAGAGTTGCGCAAGCGCCCGGTGCCAGTACTCGACGTACTTGTTCTGTGGAATGATCTGACGTAGTTGGGCTTCGGTAATCATTTGCCGTGCAACCTTTCTTTCAGTATTTCACGCCGACGATTAAGAACAAAACTGCACCCAGCCGGTGATAATGTATTTTGTGTTCGATATTGGAGGGTTACCTCTATGCGCGTGGGTAAACCCTCCCGGGAATAGCAAAAACGTACCTTGTGTAGCAGGAACTCGTTTCGGGTAGTATAAAAACTCTGTTTCTCCACCTTCAGCAACATCATTCAAGTAGCAAGTAAAAGCTAAAACACGGTCACTCGTTAACCTATCGTTTTGTTCTCCATGCCATACATGATAACCGCCACCTACTTTTGTTCGTTGCATCTTGAAGGTGTAGATTTGTTGCGGAGATAGACTAGCTAAAACTGCGTATTCATCAGCATATTTTGTATATACTTGCGACCAAAATACGTTAGAAAATGTTTGTATGATGTCGTAACTTATTAAATCTAAAACTGAAGTTGCAGTAGAAAGTATAAATAAACCATCATCATCTTTTTCAAGTTTATTAGACCGTTCATGTTCTTGCCTATTACGAGTAAGACCTAATTTGTCACAATTTTCAAAGAAATCTATGAGCTGTTGGCAATTACTTTCAGGCAACACATTTTCGTATATGCCAATAAAATTGTTGGTCATAGTTATCCCCTTAATTATTTACCGTATAGGCGCTCTTCCAATATTTCACGCCGCAATTGTTTCATCTTCTTTACTTCTACCACCGCCGCCTGCGTCGCGGTATACATATCGTAATACATAAACGCCAACACAGGCATGACGATAAAGAAAGTTAGCAGTACTGCCATGACGGTGATTAGTAGTGACCAAGGGACGTCTTCATCATCGCGCTTCTTGTCGTTAGCCACATTAGCCCCACTCCCCACAGCACTACGAAAACGACTGCCGAAATCCATGTTATTTTGGCCCTTAGTTCCGCTATTTTTCTTTTGCGTCGCCATCTCGCCATCTGGATCAGTTTAAGCTCTTCTGCGTGCGCCTGATCTTGCTCGGCCACGATGGTCTGCCACATCTCTTCGAACTTGCTCCAAAGTGAGCCCAATTCTGGCGGTGATCGGAACACCATCGTTTCGCGTATCTCAGCCAGCATGGCGTCTAACCGTGTCGTGATGATGATACGGCGCAGCGCCCGACGACCGATGCTCTCCTCACCCTTGTATACTTTCTTGCCTTCTACCTGCTCGGCTAACAGCGCCTTGCTTAGTGCGTCATACGAGTCCATCAACGCGCCCAACTGGTTGCCAATCTCTGTGTACACGTCGTTCGGGTCGGCCTTGGCGATCTCCTGGACGCGCTGCACCTCGGCGTTGTACTTCTGCTTCTGCTCGACGGTCGGATTGCCGCCCGTTACCTTATCGAACTGCGCACGCAAATCCTTCAGTACATCTGACACCTCGCCGCTGGCGCCCTTGATGTCCTTGTAAAGCTGGCAGCCCTTCTTGACCGCGGCGACTGCGGCGTTTGCAGCGGCAAGAAGGGTTAGCGGGTCAATTTACTCCTCCATCTCAGGCACCGGCGCCATCGCGCCTTCCGTCGCTACGCCGCGTACTGCGCCGCGCGCTGCACCTGTAGTCAGATCGTTGACGGCGTCCTCTATCCACTGAATGCCATACTTCTTACCGATCTGCATAGCCTGGTTAATCTTGGCAGGATCAAACTTCTGCACCTTGGGTGACACAGCCTCGAATACTTTGACGGCGTCTGCTGGGTTCAACAGCAGCGCCTTCAGTTTTTCTTCCGTCGCCTTAGACGCAGCGTTTGCCCAGTATTTACTAAACAGCGAGGTCACCGCGTATACCGGCCCAGATACCGGGTTGTAGATACGCGAGATGATCTGCTCGGGCGGTACACCGGTCAACTCTTCGATCGGTGTGCGTGGCACTGTCTCGCCACGGAACGACACCTGCGTCGGGTCTTTGGATAGGCGCTCGGCAGCCACGGCAAAGTCGGATACCTTCTGCGCATACGTTGGGCCGAACACGCGGTTGAACACTGCTGCACGGTTGCGATCGTTTAGCATTGCGACCGGGTCAGCGGCCTGCACAATATCGTCCAACATGTAAGACCGCACGGCGTTCAAGATGTCCTTGTTTGCGCCGTACTGGTTCAACAGTTTGTTGGTAAAACTGCGGTCGCTGTACATGCGCGACACCAGCTCTGCCGGGTTAGAGTAGCCTTTATCACGGATAAGCTGGTCACCAGCCACCCGGCGGAAGTCTGCTTCAAGCGCCGCTTTCTTGCCCAGCAAACGCTGGACGTCGGTGACTGACCCGCGCAGCTCTTCCTCTAATCCTGGAATGAGCGCCATTGCGCTGCGATTCTTGGATAGCCACTTGTTGGCCGCCTTAGGATCGACCACGTCGTTCTTGAGCGCGGCGCGGGAGAAGCTGTCGTAGAACGCGTCGCGAGCAACACGCACGCCGTCTTCGCCGGTCGCACGGATGAAGTCATCCACGTTAGATTTGTTGCCGATGATGGCCGGCGCAATCTGTTCGACAAACTTCTTACGGTCGACGTTCTTTAACGTCTCGCTGTTAAACGGCAGACCGACCTTTTCCAGATAGGTTTTATCGGCGTTGCGATACGCAGCGACGAAGTCTGGGTCAAGACTGTCAATGTGGCCAGATACGCGTGTCTTCAGTTCACTCAACAAACGAATGTCCGCAGGGTCGTTCGCCTTACGCAGTTGCTTGTTGATCTCGCGCTTCAACGAGTCCAAGTCTTCAACGGTGGCTTCGGCAAACTTGACGCCGGCGGGCGTGGCAGGCACACCTTCTGCGGTCAGGATAGGGCTGGCTTCGGTTTCCGCTGGACGGAAGCGCGAACGCACCTTGTTGTAGATGCTTGGGAATGTCTTAAAGATATCGGACGACTGCGTGCCGGCGACAAAGTTGTAGATGTCGTCCACCGACGAAGCAGGCAACGTCACGCCTTTCGTCTTGGCGACATTAAACGCCTCGGTGTAGAGCGGACGCACTTCAGCAATTGCTTTCTTCTCTTTGTCCGCAACCAACTTCTCAATCCGAGCGCCGAACGCATTAGGGTCAACCACCGGCGCGCTATAGGCGTCAGCGATTTGCTGGTCTAGCGAACGCACCTGACGCTGAACGGACTTTTCAGTCGCGCCCGTGATTACCGCCAGCTCTTCCGGCTTCAATGACGACAACTCGACTTTAGATGGGTCACCAAACAGACGGATTTGGTTAGCACGCAGATCAGTCTTGGCACGCGCAAACTGTTCGCCATACTTGGCCTTGAAGACAGGATCACGCGACGATAGGTTCTCAATGAAACTGATGATGACCGGGTTGTCGGCCATCAACGCGCTGATCGGCATCTGTACACGTGGGCTGCCGGGCGCTTTCAAAGAAACGCCTTCTTGCGCCTTGACTGCATTTTGCAGTGTGGTCAAGAAGTTGGGGTCAGCCGCGCCGGCTGCGATAAAGATGTTGTTGATACGACTATCAACATCGCGCAGCAGTTCGTTCTCTGGCTGCACGCCGCGCAACTTGTCGACAACTTCCTTCGCCTTGTCGTAACCCTTACCGACCAATGGGCCGGTCTTTAAGCCAGTGCCTGCGACGTAACCAGCGCCAGCGCCACCAAACAGCGAACCGACGACGCGGCCAGGCGTGCCACCAACAGCTTCGCCAGCAGTGCCACCAGTTTCAGCGCCGGTGCCAATAACGAATTGTTCGGATGGACGGGCCACGACTTGCGCGGCCGGCCCCATCCGACGTATACCTGCCAATGGTGGGAACAAGTAAGACGCAGGGTCAGTCACCGCTTCAATACCTGTGGCCACTACGCGCTCACCAAACGTCTGCGGTAGCGCGCCAGTCATCGGCATACCTAATGCTGAGAACAGTCGAGCAGAAGGCTCCGTCACCGCAGCCTGACCGCGTCTGAATGACTCGCCCGGCGTTGCCGCAGGCGCTTCAGGTGGTAGACCAGCAGCGCGCGCGCCTAACTCGAATGGGTTCAAGTTAAGCCGCGTCAGGTAGTCTGATACCATCTGACTAACACCTGTGGCGGCACCCAACGTGCCAGTTACACCGCGCTTGGCAGCCTCGGCGCGGTAGTCGCCCGTAGTCACCGGGCCGGCCATGCCGGAAGCAAGTTCTTCTAACTCATCGTCAGTCAGCGCCTGATCAGTGCGAATAGACTTACCGTCAATAGTATAGGTGTAGCCCATATTAATCCTCGGTAATGGTTACCGTCTTACCGCTCTTTAATGTTCTGGTCGTGGTTTTAGGTTTACCACCACCCCCGCGCTGTTCAAACTCTGGGAAGTTGAAGATTAGATCAGTATCGTCCTGAGTATAGCCCGCACGCGTCGCTATTTTCTTCTGATTAGAAATCTCATCTTTAGCTTTCTTCGCCGCTACAGTGCGAATTGCTTTCAAAGTACTGAGTAGTTTCTGCTGCGTATCCTCAGTCGGCGTTGATGTAACAAGGGTCGACAGATAATCTGCTGTTCCACCAAGTATTGATGGATCAGCGCCGGCCGCTTTCAATTCTTTCTGGCTTAAATCGCCTGCGCCGGAGATCGCCCGCGCAAATTGAGTTTGCGCCGCACGGAACGATGCAAAGTTACTCGTCTTAATTGAATCGTTAAGGTTAGCTATAGCGGTGTCGGCGGCGGTAACAGTCTTACGGAAAGGATCAATCGTATTGATGACCTTGTCACGGAACGCCGGGACGTCTTTTGCACCTTCTTTACTTTGCCCGGGCAAAATGTTTTCAATCTTTGTGGTGCCTTTGGTAGTGCGGCCTTGAATTTCACTGCGCAAAAAGTCATCCATCAACTTATTACGCACGGCAGCATTTTCTGGCGTATCAGGATAACGCGCGTTCATCACGCGTTCAAACTCACCTAGTTTGGATTGAGTTTCGTTAGACGTTAATTTTCCTAGCTTATCTATGTAGGCTTTTTTGTATGCCTCAGACCCTTCTTCACCTGAGGCCAAAGCAAAGTCGCGGGCAATCTGCTGTTCACGCACTAGACCTTCTGCCTTTATTGGCAGCCCGGCAAGCGTGAGTTCAGCTTGCTCAAGTTTTGCATCCCGCTCTGGCGACGCAGGCGCTGCTTTCAGCGCCTTAATATCGCTTTGCAATCTAGCGCGGGCCTCTGCGATCTGAACTGCTTGCGGCACAGCGGCTGCACGCCCTTCACGTGTGCGCTGCGTCACCAACGCCGCGTCGGCCTGCGCCTTGCGTGCATAGTCGGCCAAAGCCAACGCTCCTTGTTGATCACCAGCATTGGCCAATTGACGGGCAGCGGTAAGGATCGAGTCAGGGTTGCCCAGGTCAAGTCCACCCAGCACCGACTGGCGTGCGCTGATCATGCGCAACTGTGGGTCTCCCGCACCCAGTAGGCCGGCTAAACCGGTGCCGAACTGCTGACCGGCACGGATCGCGCCGTAACGGACGCTCTGATACGGATCAAGTTGCGCGAGTTCCGCCGCCTGCTTCTGCATCATCAAATCTTGCTGCCGTTGGTACATCTCAGGCGAGGTGAACAAACCTAAAATTTCGCTTGCCATGATGGCTCCTAATTCGTCGCTGCGTTCTTAGTAATACCCGTAGCCCTGATTACGCGCATTAGGGTTAGGCGTAAAGTAGGTAGTAGGAAAATTGCCCGGCACATTTTCATTGAACGAAGAATACGAAGGGCGGCTAAATAAATTCTGCGCTCCGCTTGTAAGGGCTGAAGTAAAGTCTTGGTTAGTGCTAAGCCCTTGCAAGAACGATGCGGTCGGGTTCAACGCATTCGCTGCCTGCATGGTCTGCGCTGCGTTTGTGCCACCAGTTAACAAGGCCTGCGCGCTGGCGGTATTGCCGCCACCTAACGATGAACCAAGACTCAGTGATTGCTGGCCAAGCGATTCAATATCGCCTGCTGCGCCGAGGTAGCCTTGGAACGGTGCGAGTGAGCCGACCAGACCGCGCTGGTAGTTGCCCAGCAAATCAGCACCGGTGCCGAACAGCGTGGTGCCGAAGGCCAACTGACGCTGCCCTTCTTCTTGCGCCTGTGCGGCTAACCTTGCATCTTGTTGTGCGATCGCGTTGTAGTACGCCTCCATCTCTGGATTCGTCGCAGCAAGCCCTGCGCCGCCGCCTGGACGTGTACCTGTCGCACCAACCGACAAGCCCGAACGGCCTGCTTGGAACTGTTCGTTACGCAATGCAGCCAACTGACGCTCACGTTGCGGCGCCAAGATGTCGAGCTGCGAGGTCATGTAGCGTTGCGCCACTTGTTCAGGAGACTCGGCTAAATAACGCTCACCTAAATTGAACAACCTCTCAGAAGCGCCGGTCAGTGGAGCGTACATGCCAGGCGCTTGATTTATGTAATCAATCCCCGCGCCGCCAGCCATACCCATCAATCGGTCTTGGTAGGCACGCAGTTCAGGCGATACGGTATAACCGGCTGATTTTAGCCGGCCATCCTTCCCCATCGTAAACTGGCTTTGGCCAAAACGCGTCGTGACGCCTATCGGGCGAAAACGTGCTTCCTCGGCAGCAATACGCGCGGCTTTTATCTGTGCGTTAGCCGAAGCCGCAGCCGCGTCTCGGGTAGCATCGGCCTGCATAGAGCTACCTAAAAAGTTAGCGCCGGCAGCTAGGAGTATAGGGAGGGCCATATTAATATCCTTTAACTAAATCTTTGTTGCTTACGCAGTCCGCTTCCACATGTACACAGTAATGTACGGCTGCAAGTTAGCGTTAGTGCCAGATGATCCTTCTGTGCTGTTAGATACTGAAATTCCTGTAGTGGAGGCTTGTATTAAATCATCGTCTATATTAAAACTGGCAGAAGACAAACCTAATTTTGTAATTGAACTTGCCCCTGTTGTATTTCCAGTTCTTCTTACTTGGTGCGTATGACCGGGGTCAGTAACAGTCGCAGTATGCGTATGGCTTACAACAACCGAGTTTTTAGAGCCGCCAGTTTCTTCTGCTGTATCAAACAAACTATCGCTGGCATCCAAACCCACCATCACGCGGCCTGCGCCGAAGGCTGTCCATGTACCAAACCCTAATAGCGTGCCGGGATTCGTGCTAACGGAAGAATTTGTATAGATAGAGCCGACTGGGTATAGCGCGCTTTTTACCGCGTCGACGACATCTTGGACAAATGCAGTTGTAGCTAATTTGGTGCTGTCATCCGTCGATGTTTGCGTGACGGCGGTTGTGCCGCTAGGTAGCGCCGGTGTTCCGGTAAACGTCGGCGACGCAAGGTCGGCTTTCGTCGCAACCGCTGTAGCGATATTGTTGAACTCCGTGTCGATCTCGGTGCCCTTGACGATCTTGCTTGCGTTGCCAGACGCCAAAGAGTCTTTAGCCGCGAAATCCGTACTTTTTGTGTAGTTACTCATGATACTCGCCCATTCTTACTAAGAATTTCGATTTTTTGTATAGACAGCTCTGACGAATTTATATCCGCTTCATAGCCTGTCTGAACAATACGACCTGACCCAGTACCTTGCGCGTACAATGTTTGTAACGCGATACCGCCACTATACTGCGCTACAGGTACGCCGTTTGCACCATACTCAGCCACGCCGTATTCTGATACGGTTTGTGTAGGTATCTGTACGTTTTGGGAGTAAAAATTCTCACTAAAGTCGAATGACCATTTTATGGTTAAGAATTGGTTAGAGCCGCCAATAACTACCACACCAATTCGCTTCAATATCGATGTGACGTTTTGATCACCTAAATCTGCTTGATTTGTGTAGTAATACAATCGGTAAGATGCAGAATCATCTAAATATGTGCCATATTTACCGATATAGCCGGTCTTACCTAACAGCAAATCGCCATTACGACGCGACAGTAACGCGGTTGGTGATAAGTCACGCCAGGCGGTTACCCTAGATGATCCATCTTCCAACACGCCGCGCGTATCAAACACATAAACAAAGTTAGCGGTCGGAAAAGTAATCAAATAGAACGCGTTAATTTCAGAATAAACCGCTTTAATAGCGGAAGGGGTTTCCCCTGCGGCCATCTGCACAAGATCATTGCGGACATTTTTGCTGAGATCGCGGAACGGTGCCGACTTCTCTTGGATTGTGCGCATAACCGACCGCACACCGCTGTTCGACAAGAACACAACGTCTGTATTCGTGTTTTGCACTGAATCGCGTGCAATACAGCCGATACCGCCAACCGTATCGTAAAGCGACATCGTCGACGGAGCTGTCGCGCCTTGGTACACCAGAATCTGGCGTTTACCAAAGATGAACAAAAATCCGTTATGCGCAGCCAGCGCAACAATCTCATCTGGCCCGTTCGGCCATACGGTATTGACGTTCAGCGAACCTGCCGTACCTGTTGACCAAACATGGCCAGAAATAAGGTCAGAAAAATACAGTGTCTGTTTGTTGCCCGCTGTATTAGCCGCCCACAGCCGGCCATAAGCAGAAATAACGCAGTCAGCCGACGGCACCGTAGCGGCATAACCTGTTTTTTCACTGACGCGGCGGTAGGTCGTGGTACTAACGGCCGGGTCATAGATCAGCGGATCGTGCCCAGTCTGAAAAAAGTAAGTGATACCGTTTAACGATGCGCATTGCCAATTGTTGGCCGTAATCGTCGGCGCCGTGCCGCCACCACCGTAGGTCAACTCGACAACCGCGTTACTGCCGTCAAGCTTAAAAATTTTATTGTTGCCGGCAAACAGTACGGTATACACCCCGTCGGCACCAACTAGCTCATGGATCACGCCAGGGCTGTTCGCGCCCAAATTACCGGACGACGAATTAACCTTCGACCAACCCTTACGCGCGCCTATTCGACCGTATTGGTCAATCACACAGTTAGTTGCTTCCAGAGCAAAACCTGCCGCCAAATCCATCGGCGAATCTTGGGTATTCAGGCCGAAAAAGCCTGGTGCAGAGATGGTGTTGATCTGTAGCGCCTGGCTCATGTCGCGACAAACTCCTGCATCTCAGGAAAGCGTGTAGCTTCAAGAGCTATATAATCAGAAAGCATACTTCTGTACAGTGCATATGCCTCAGAAGAATTTAGGCCGCCATCTTCGCCCCGCTCGACCAACGCTCTGGCGTAAGCATTCTGCGCCACCAACACATCCGGCACCAGCACCGACGTACTGTCCGACGACAATGTTGCCTGTGGAACCGTTAAGAAAAACTTAATGGTGTACACGCCGTCAGGTCGGCCCCATAGTTGCACTTTAGCGTCGCCGCTGCCGTCGACACCTTCAAAGCAATACTCGGTAGGCACCGAATTTACAAACGGCTGAAGGTTCTGCTTACGCCGCATGTCGCCCACCGTAATGTTGCGCATGACGACGTTGGAGGTTGTGTTCAACGGATCGCTAGAGACGCGGAACTTCTGACCGGCGCCGGTCAACGCATACTCGTAAACACTTGCGGAAGTGGTAACAGTGACTTCAGTACCCAACGCATTCCAGTCGTAGGCATCTTCGATCTGGCGCTTGGAATCGTTAACAAATTTACCGATGAGCTGAGAATAGGTCGTCAGGTTGACCGTGGTGACGGTCTGCTCCCGCAGCCGAAGTAGCACATCGTTGACGAGTTCTAAGTAGGTCATTTGCTTTTCGCCTTATTCCTTGCGGAAATAGCTTTAGCTTTTGCCTTTGCGTCCGCCTTG